TTACGTTCCTCGTGCAGATATGCAGAAGATGCGAGCAGCTAACGAAGATGCTACTGGTACGCCAGAGTACTACAGTCACAATGCTGGTCAGTTGGAGTTATACCCTACTCCTGACAGCAACTATAGCGCTGATATTAACTATCTAGCCCAGGTGGCTGCATTATCCGATGTTAATACCACTAACTGGCTGCTAACCAATTACCCAGATATTTACCTGTACGGTGCTTTGGTACACTCTGCACCATTCCTGCAGGAAGATGAACGAACTCAAACATGGGCTGCTCTGTACGCAAGTGCTGTAGCTCGTGCTAATAAGGCAAGTAACAAGGCTGTTGCATCCGGTAGCGGCTTGAAAATGCGAATCGGGAACTATTAATTATGTCTTTCACTGATTACTTAGAAAACAAGCTGCTGGATCATACTTTCGGTGGTGTATCTTACACGGCCCCTGCTACTGTGTATGTGGCTCTATTTACCACTGCAACATCTGATGCTGGTGCTGGTACTGAGGTTACTGGTGGCTCTTACGCACGTCAGGCTATCACTGTTAGTGTAACTGGTAATGCTGTAACTACCACTGCTGCTGTTAGCTTTCCTACTGCTTCCGCTTCCTGGGGTACGATTACTCATGCTGCATTGATGGATGCTTCTACTGGTGGCAATATGTTAGGACATGATGCTCTACCTGTAAGTAAGACTATTGATTCAGGTGATGTATTCACTATCCCTGTTGGCGATATTGATATTACTCTGGATTAATCATGCCAGCTAATGGTTACGGTGCTGCTTTATACGGTGTTAACATTTATGGCACTACGAGCTACGTTAACGCCTCGCTGACTATTACAGCAAGCTCTACGGTAGATATTTCTGCCGTAAAGACTGTATCAAGCGCTATTGGTATCACTGCTACTAGTACAGTGACTATGGATGCGTTCCGTACTCGCACTGGCAGCATGACCATTAATGGGGCTTCTACTGTAGGTATTGAGGGTGGTCGCCAGGCTTCTGCTTCATTGACTATTGGTGCTACTAGCGCTGCAGAGATTGTTGGATATAAAACCACGGCTACTCAGGTGGCTATCACTCCGCAATCAAGCATTACTATCTCTGGTCGCTATAAGTACGAGCCACTAGATGCTGATACTCAGAGCTACATTGATTTACCAGTTGATTCGCAGGTATGGACTGTACAGCCTGTAGATACACAAACATATGTCAATTTGTGATAAAATTGAACAATATTAAACAAAGAGGTGCCAATAATGGCTGATACTACTACCACTACATATGGTTTGACCAAGCCGGAGGTCGGTGCCTCTGACGATTCATGGGGGGCCAAGTTAAACACTAACCTAGACACCATTGATGATTTGCTGGATGGTACAACTGCTATCACTCCTAACTTAACCGCTGGTTCGTGGAAAGTTGGTGCTGTTGCTGTTACCTCAACTGCGGCTGAATTAAATTTACTGGATGGTGTTACATCCACTACCGCAGAACTGAACATCCTAGATGGCGTTACTTCTACGGCTGCTGAGTTAAATCTACTGGACGGTGTAACGGCTACCACTGCTGAACTGAACTACGTTGACGGTGTAACATCCGCAATCCAGACTCAGATTGATGCCAAAGCTAGCTTAGCTGCAAATACATTTACTGGTGCTCAATCCCTGCCTGACGGCTCCGCTTCTGCGCCATCTATTACAAATACTGGTGATACTAATACAGGTGTATTCTTTCCAGCCGCTGAAACATTGGCAGTTACAACAAGCGGTTCTGAAAGATGGCGTACTGATTCAAATGGTAACGTACTCTTTAATTCAACAACTGCTGGTTTTGGTAATGAGACAGCAGTGGAGATACAAACCTCCTCAACGGGTTTGATTTCTATTCAGCACTTAAATACGGAAGTAGGTGGCGCGGCATATGTGTGGTTTACACATAATGGTGGTGCTATAGGTTCGATTGTGCAAAACGGTACCACAGGTATTTCTTATAATACATCATCTGACTACCGCCTAAAGAAAGATCATCAAGCAGTAGCAACACCGATTGATCGTGTTAAGGCTTTGAACCCTATTAATTTTGCTTGGAAAGCAGACAATAGTCGCGTTGATGGTTTCTTAGCACACGAAGTGCAGGCGATTATCCCAGAGGCAGTAACTGGGTCTAAGGATGCAGTAGACTCTGAAGGCAATCCTGTACACCAAGGTATAGATCTGTCTAAACTCGTTCCGCTGCTAACTGCTGCTTTGCAAGATGCTATTGCTCGTATTGAGGCGCTAGAGAACGCCTAATGCTAGTCTCTACCCCTTCGCCTATTGCCATGATGCCAGTAATTCACGGCATCCACCAAACGGTTGATATTAAACAGCCTATGTTGGAATACCAGCCATTGGTGCGAAAGGTTGATGGGGTAGCGGCCTATCAGCATAATTGGGAAGTGTTAAGTAAGCGTTTATGGATTTGTTGATATGGAGCCAGTAAGCACGACAATAGCCACGGTAACGGCTGTATTGGGTTTTATTGATACCGCCAACAAGGCATTCAATACGCTAAAGACTGCCCAAGGTAACGCCAGAAAGGCTAGGGCTAATGATGACCTGATGAGCATGATTAAGGTTATGATTGCGCTGATTGGCGTTATAGTTGCGGTAACTGTCGCATTTGGCGAAAAGATAAAAGAATCTATAAAGGGGTAAACATGTCATTAGTACCACTTGACCTGCCGCCTGGTGTTTACCGAAACGGCACTGACCTGCAAGCCAAAGGCCGCTGGCGTGATGCTAACCTTGTCCGCTGGCATGATGGCACCTTGCAGCCTATTAGTGGCTGGCGAGAACGATCTGCCACTGCTGCAGCTGATAAGCCTCGTTCAATACTGGTGTGGTCTGATAATAGCGCTGATCGATGGATTGCCCTTGGTACCTATCAGAAACTGTACGTCTACAACGCGGCCGGCACCCAATTTGATATCACGCCAACTGGTTTGACTGCAGGCTCTGAGGACGCTGCCAACCCGACTGGTTATGGTAATTGGCTGTATGGACAAGGTGGCTATGGTACCCCGCGCCCTGAGTTTGATATTCCAGACCCTGCGACCACATGGTCATTGGATACCTGGGGCCAGTATTTGGTGGCATGCTCAGATAAGGATGGCAAGATTTACGAATGGCAGCTAAGCACAGGCACAGCTGCTGCCCAGGTAACCAACGCGCCAACCTCAAACGCTGGTATTCTGGTTACTGAGGAGCGCGTGATTATGGCCTTAGGCGCAGGTGGTAATCCTCGCAAGGTGCAATGGTGTGATCGCGAAAATAATACTGTGTGGACTGCTGCTGCTACCAACGAAGCAGGTGACTACGAGCTGCAAACTCAAGGACGCCTCCAGTGTGGTGTGCGAGTTGAGGGGCAGTCTCTGATTCTGACCGATGCTGATGCATACACGGCCACATATTCTGGCCCACCGTATGTGTATGGCTTCGACCGTGTTGGCTCATCATGTGGCATTATCAGCAAGCAGGCTGTTGCCGTTGTTGACGCCGGTGCCATTTGGATGGGTGCTGAATCGTTCCACGCATACCCAGGTGGTAAGGTGTATGAGTTGCCTTGTGACGTGGCTGACTATGTGTTTAGCGATATCAACGCCTCACAGATCAGCAAGGTGATTGCGGTACCAAATGCCAAATTCAGTGAAATCTGGTGGTACTACCCATCTAGTGGCTCCACTGAGAATGACCGATATGTCGTTTACAACTATCAGGAGAAAACGTGGAATATTGGGCAGCTTGCTCGATCTGCTGCTGTCGATGCTGGTGTTTATCGTTTTCCTATGCATGTTGATCCGTCCGATAACAAGATTTATGAACATGAGGTTGGTAACAATTATGGCTCGATTACGCCCTTTGCGGAGAGTGGCCCTATTCTCATTGGTGCTGGTGACAATGTTATTTCTGTCAACTCTCTAATACCTGACGAAAAAACTCAGGGTGACGTGCAGGCCACGTTCAAGACCCGATTCCATCCGAATGATACGGAATACAGTCATGGGCCTTATTCAATGGCTAACCCGACTGACGTGCGTTTTACTGGTCGCCAGTTCCGCATGCGTGTTGAGGGCCTGACTGGTAATGACTGGCGTGTTGGCATTAATCGAGTTGATATCAAGATGCGGGGCCGCCGATGAGTCAGCAGGATTTGCCGCCAAAACCATCGGGCACCAGCTGGGTTATATGGGGCCAGCGCCTCATTGCCTACTTGGCGCGCATTCGCTCACAACTTAAATTCAAGATCACAGGTGAATCGGCTGCCAATGATGGCATTATCCTATGGGATCCTACTAACGGTTACCCAGTGGTTTCCAAGTCTGGCAAGTTCCGCCAGGTGGTTCTTGAGGACGGGCATGCGAACCTAGGTATTACATCTGATGTAACTGCTGCTGCAGCGAATACTGCATATGCTTTGACCTATACTGGCACCACTGATGGCATTACGCTTAGCGGTACACAGATTCAGTTTGCAGAGGCTGGTGAATAT